AGACAGTTCTGTGATGTCAAAGATGCAGCCCATCAGGGTTTGCATCGAGGTGATACATTCCATTGGAACGTGTTCAGTGATGTTGGGACTCAGGGTTCCACATTAACTGAAACCAATACTATTCCAGAAACATCCTTCACGATTGCTCAAGGTACGATGACCATTACCGAAGCAGGGAACTCTGTTCCTTGGACTGGTAAGTTGGATGATCTATCTGAGCAGCCCGTGGCGGAAGTTATTCGGAAGGTATTAAAAACCGACGCAAAGAAAGCGTTCGACAATCTCGCTTCTACGGAATTCAATAAAGCTGCATTGCGTGTTGCTCCCCCGAGTGGCACGGATACGTCTGCAGTGACGTTGACTACCAATAGCGTTTGCACTATCACAAATACCATTGCTATGGGTAGCGCACATGTGAAGTCAATTGTTGATGTCATGAAAGAACGTAATATTCCCGCTTATACTGGCGACGACTATTACTGCATTGCATGGCCCACGACTTTCCGAGATTTCTCAGATGATATTGAAACCCTAAAATCATATGTTGATCAGGGTTTTCGTATGATCATGAATGGGGAAATTGGTCGGTACGATGGAGTACGCTTTATCGAACAAACCTTTAAGGCCAAGGGTAGCATTGGTACTGCTGCTACTGCTTGGGCGCAGGGTAAGTCTGATTGGGTGGTATTCTTTGGAGAAGATACTGTAGCCGAAGCGGTTGCGGTTCCAGAAGAAATCAGAGGGAAAATTCCCGGTGATTACGGAAGGGATCGTGGTATTGCTTGGTACTACTTAGGTGGTTTCGGTATCGTTCACACACAAGCAGCCCAGAATCGCATTGTGATCTGGGACAGCGCAGCTTAAAGGAGGATTATTATGAGTTATAGTGATCCAAGACCTTATCTTATTCAAGATAAAACTACTACTGATTTCGGCGCTGGCACTGGTACTGCTTGGAGTTTTAAAGGCCCAAGTGGTAAACAGGGCAGCCTGAAAAACATTGGTATTCATGCAACGGAAACCTTTGAGTGTGATCAAGTTACCGCTAAAGTTTTGGTTGGCACAACTGCCGACCCTAACTACTACGGGCAACTTGAAATCGCTGAGGCTACCGCCGCAACCAATACCTTTAACAACCAAGACGACTCAAATTGCGTTTTAGTAGAAGCGCTTCCAGCCGACACACAAATTGAAGTAACTTTTGTTCAGTGTGTTGATGCGGGAACTGCTGCTGGTAAAGGCAATGCGTATGTCGAAGTTGAATGGTATTAGGAGGAGTTATGTCAAAAGCACACAGTGCAAGTGGTAAAATCCCGGCAAACGGTTTGTCGTCGTTAGAAGACATAAGTAAAGAGTCGTTAGCGTCTCTTGCTTTGGCTTCCCACGGCCCGAATCAGATGCCTATGGGAATTGTAAAGAAAAGTGTATCTACCTCAAATGGTAAGTTTACTTTCTGCTAAACAAATTGGAACGGGGGGCGAAAGCCCCCCAATCCTTTCGGAGGAATTATGGCAAGAATTAACGAAGTCACAGCTTATGTATTTGGCAGGGTTAAGCCAACCTCTCCCAAAGAGGCCTATGGTCATGGCACTGCTGCTGGGCGTGGTTATTACACAATGACAGAAATGTCAGATGAAAGAACTGAAGATTTCATGAGAGCGCAGAGGCGTTCTAATAATATGGTTAATGTTGAAGGAGAGATGATGCCCGCTTGGAATTTAGATTTCTAGTTGAAATTAATCAACCTACCGTCCAAGGAATGGGACGAATTAACCCCACAGGATGTAGGGGGTAGGCGATCCGAGAAAACTGTATGCATTGTTCGCTATGGTGGTTTCGGGGATATGATTCAAGTGTCCTCCCTGTTTCCCCTTTTCAAAGAGAGGGGTTATAAGGTATGTATTAATGTCACGGAAAGAGGCTATGATATTGTAAAGACAGACCCTAATGTAGATGAAATACTTTTACAGAAAACGGATCAAGTTCCCAATGACTGTCTGAATGAGTATTGGCAGCGTCTTGCAAAATGCTTTGATCACTTTGTTCAACTGTCTGAATCAATAGAAGGCTCTCTTCTTATTATTCCCGCACGGACTGAAATTATCCGAGGGAAAGAAACTCTTGTTCCGGGTAGTCCTAAATTTGAGTGGAGCAAGGAAAAACTTCATGAAGAATGCAATGTAAATTATATGGAAAGAACGCATGATCTTGCTGGACTTCCATATAAATTTCTTCCTAAGTTTTACCCCACAAAAAAAGAGAAGACATGGGCCAAGTCAACTAGAAAAAAAATAAAAACAAAGAATATCGTCCTTTGGGCTTTGGCTGGATCGTCTGTTCATAAAGTTTATCCGTGGACTGATGCGGTTATAGCTAGAGTTCTGATGGAAAGAAAGGATGTTTCTTTTGTTACGATTGGAGATGATTTGTGCCAACTCCTTGAGTCAGGCTGGGAAGATGAGGGTAGAGTTGCAACAAAGTCTGGGAAATGGTCTATCAGGAGAACGCTGGCATTTTTAGATGAGTGTGATGTGGTGGTCGGGCCAGAGACTGGGGTTCTTAATGCAGCCTCAACTTTAGATTGCCGTAAGGTAGTAATGCTTTCCCATTCATCTGTAGAGAACTTATCCAAGCATTGGAATAATACAGTTTCTTTGGAGCCGGAATTTTATAAGGACTTTTGCTTTCCATGCCATAAAATGCATTATGGTTTTGATACGTGTAATAGAGATAAAGAAACAGGGGGTGCTATGTGTGCTGTAAATATTATTCCAGAAAAAGTTTCTCAGGGAATTTTAGAAGGTCTTAAATGAGTACGTTTTTAGTTTTATGCCAAGATATGGCTAGGGATGTAGGCATCCCCGGAACAGGTCCGTCTAC